ACGACAATCCCGGCTCGCTACAGTGCGTCGTCCGATGCTGAGGCAATCGAGTACAACGGGCGAATCAATGCCTATAACGCCTTGCTGCGCTCTGGATATCGTGCAGCCGGTGCCGTGGCCCTTGTTGACCTGGGGCAGGCTGGAAGCCCATTTGTGATTCCGCCCGACTACACTGTTGCGTCGTTCGCGGCCATCACAATCAACAGCGTTTCAGTGTGGTCACCTAGCGAGCCTGGACAGTATGTACATATCACAGACGGCGGCTATGCAGCAGTTGCTGCAATGGTCGCCGCTGAATTGCGCCGAGTACGAAGGAGGTAGTCATGCTAGGCGCACTCAAGCGCCTGCCAGCGCGATAACGCCGCAAGGGGTCCGCTGAGTGCGCGTGCTTTGCGCAGCGCGCTGTACTGTGCGGAGCATGAACCATGACCCATTCGATTTAGCAGGCCAAGAAGCAGCGCGCGACGAGAAGCAGGACCGTGCACGACTCGAAGCGCAGGTCGAAGCCGATGATATCAAATGGCTCATGGGTAGCAAACGAGGACGCCGCATTGTGCGGCGGTTACTGGAACGGTTCGGGATCTGGAAGTCTTCCTTTCACCCCGACGCGCTGACGATGGCCTTTAATGAAGGCCGCCGCAACGAGGGGCTGGCCCTGCTAGCCCAAGTGACAGGCAACTCCCCGGACCGCTACGCGGAAATGCTCAAGGAAAAATCAAATGCCACCTGACGAAAATACACAGAACGCCGGCACCCCAGGCGCCGCGCAAGTCGATACTGCTTCGATCCCAGCCGGCCCCGCCGCTGGCGCGCAAACCCCTGAACCTGGCGCGCAAACGCCCGCCGGCGAGACGCTGACCCCCGAACAGATCGCGCAAGCCGCAACCGACAAGGCTGCAGCGGATAAGGAGGCCGCCGACAAGGCAGCTGCCAAACCCGAAGGCGCGCCCGAAAAGTACGAGTTCAAGTTCGAGGACGGCGGCGCGCTGAACCCGGAAGTGCAAACGTCGTTTGAAGCGGTGGCGCGTGAACTGAACATGTCGCAGGCCGACGCGCAGAAAATCGTCACTGTCATGGGCCCGCAGATCGCAGCGGTCCAGGCGCAGGCAGTCGAGCAAGTCAAGGCCGAATGGCTCACCGCGGTGCAAACCGACAAAGAGTTCGGCGGCAAGGATCTCGACGCCAATATCGCCGTGGCGAAAAAGGCGATGGATGCCTTCGGCACGCCAGAACTGAAAACCTTCTTGACCGAGTCGGGCCTGGGCAACCACCCCGAAATGGTCCGGATGATGTTCAGGGCTGGCAAAGCACTTTCAACAGATAAGTTCGTGGCGGGCAGCGCCGGCGCGACACCAGGCAAGAGCGCTGCAAAAACCCTGTACCCAAGTAGCAATTAACCACCACCCCCGTAAAGGAATCATCACCATGAAAAAGATTAAATTGATCGGCGCAGTGCTCGCGGGGCTGGTGCTCGCTGCATGCGCCTCGCCGTCGCGCGCTGCCGAAATTGTCTACCAGGGCATTATCAAGCCGCTGTCCCTGACGGCCGCCCGTTTCCTGCTCGCGCCAGTCCAGTATTTCCACATGAATTATCTGGTCACCAATCTGACCCTTGGCCAGAACGGCAAAGTCACACTGATCGACTGGGCGAAGTCGCTCGACCCGGACGGTTCCGTCGCGACCGTCGCCGAACTGCTTTCGCAGACAAACGAGGTCCTGCTCGACATGCCGTTCATTGAGGGCAATCTGCCGACGGGCCACAAGCACACGATCCGCACCGGCCTGCCGACTTCGATCTGGCGCCAAATGTACCAGGGTGTTCCTGCTTCGAAGTCCGTCCGCGCGCAAGTCACCGATTCGTGCGGCATGCTCGAAACACGTTCCGAAGTCGACCGCGATATCGCCGACCTGAACGGCAACACCGCAGCGTTCCGCCTGTCGGAAGCCGAAGCGTTCGTCGAATCGATGAACCAGACCCAGGCGCAAACCCTGTTCTACGGTAACACCGCGATCAATCCAGAGCGCTTCATGGGCCTGGCCCCGCGCTACTCGGCGATTTCTGGCGCAGCCAATGCGCAGAACATCATCGATGCCGGCGGCACGGGTTCCGTGAACACGTCCGTCTGGCTGGTCGTATGGGGTGAGAACACCGTCACCGGCATCTTCCCGAAGGGCTCGAAAGCCGGCCTGTTCCACGAAGACCTGGGCCTGATCGACGCCTTCGATTCGAGCAACAACCGTTTCCGCGCGTATGCCGATCACTGGCAATGGAAGTCGGGCCTGGCCGTGCGCGACTGGCGCTATGTCGTGCGGATCTGCAACATCGATGTAACCGACCTGACCACACAGGCAACGTCGCAAGCGAACACCGCGGCCACCCTGATGATCAAGCTGATGGTCAAAGCGATGGCGCGCATCCCGTTCATGGGCAAGGGCAAAGCGGTGTTCTACGCGAACCGCACCGTCAAGGAAATGCTGGCGATCCAGGCCCTCGACCGTTCGCAAAACGCCTTGGCCTTCGCGCCAGGCCTGAACCAGTTCGGCGATGTGGCCCCCGGTTCGGTGAATAACGGCACGCTGAACTTTATGCGCGTCCCGGTTCGCACCGTCGACCAGCTGCTCTCTACCGAAGCGCGCGTCGTCTAACGATAGCCAGACAAGGCGCTGAAAGGCGCCTTTCTCCATCACCGAATACAGGAGTAACAAAATGATTCTCGACACACAATCTCGCTTTTCGGACGCGCAAGCGGTTACCGTCACCGCGATCTCGACCAACGTCATCGATCTGCGCAACGCGGCAACGCCTGCCCTGGTCGACGAAGGCATCCAAGACCATAACTGGCTGGTCGTATCGGTCGGCACCGCGTTCACCGCCGGCGGCGCCGGCACCTTGACCGTCTCGCTCGAATCGGACAGCACCGCCGACCTGGCGACGTCCCCGACAGTCCACTATGTCAGCCCCGTGATCGCGGTCGCCTCGCTTGTCGTTGGTTACGAGTTGCGCCTCAAACTGCCATCGGGCAATTATGAGCGCTATCTCGGCGTGCGCTTCACCGTGGCCACCGGCCCGATGCTGACGGGCGCGATCAATGCGTTCATCACGCCAGTGCCGCAGCGCAACGTGATCTATCCGAAGTCGTTCACCGTCGCGTAACACATAGCTGGCCTTCGGGCCAGTCAACCGAAACAAATTTAGGAGCACCACCATGCGAGTACGCGCAATCGAAACAGGTTTCGACAACCTGGCCATCCGTGAACCCGGCGACGAGTTCGAAATGCCTGACGGTTCTTCGGCCCCTTGGTTCGAGCCAGTCGAAGCACCGGCCCCGAAAGCCAAAACAGGCGGCAAGAACGACAAAAACGACCTGGCTTAATACCCGGCGCAGCAACACAGAACAGGGGCCGAGCGCCCCTGTTTTCACAGGAGAACCCTCATGGCTTCGGAAGTCGATATCTGCAATGTAGCCCTCTCGCACCTTGGTGACGACGCCACCGTGTCGAGCATCGACCCGCCCGAAGGCAGCGCCCAGGCGGAACACTGTGCGCGGTTCTACCTGGTCGCCCGCGACGCCCTGCTCGAGCGCCACGCCTGGGCCTTCGCGTCGCGTCGTGCGGTTCTCGCTTTGCTCAGTGCGGCCCCGCTCACGGGCTGGCTGTACGCCTACGCCGCCCCCGCCGGCCTGCTCAAGATCCTTGCCGTCACGTCGATCTACGCAGACGACGATTACAGTTCGAACGGCGCCTATGCGCCCGAGCCCTACGTGCTCGAATCGCTTGACGATGGTTCGGGCGTGATCTATACGAACCAGGACGAGGCCGCGATCCGCTACACGACGCGGATCACGGACACGACCCGCTTCACCCCACTGTTCACCACCACGCTGGGGCACCTGCTGGCCGCCTTTCTCGCCGGCCCCGTGATCAAGGGCGAAAGCGGCCGCGCCGAGAACAAAGCGCAGCTGTCGATCGCCGAGGCGATGCTGTCGAAAGCGACCGTGTCGGACGCCAACCAGCGCCGCGCAGTCGTGCGGCCTAATTCATCCAGCCAGGGGGCGCGCTGATGGCCGCCACCCGCACCTACACACAAGCATTTTCAGGGGGTGAATTGACCCCCGAGTTTTGGGGGCACATCGGCGACGCGAAGTTTCAGTCTGGCCTTGCCACCTGCCGCAATTTCATCCCCCTACCGCACGGCCCCGTCACGAACCGGGCTGGGTTCAAGTTCGTGCGCGCGACGAAAGACAGCGGCGCGAAGAAGTCGCGCCTGATCCCGTTCACCTACAGCACGACGCAAACGATGGCGATCGAGCTCGGGGCCGGGTATTTCCGTTTCCACACGGCGGGCGCGACCCTGCTGTCGGCCGGCGTGCCGTATGAAGTGGCCAACACCTACGCCGAAGCCGATCTCATGGACATTCATTATGTCCAGTCCGCCGACGTGCTAACCCTGGTGCACCCGAACTATCCGCCGCAGGAACTGCGCCGGCTAGGGGCCTTGTCCTGGACCCTGACGACGATCAGTTTCGTGTCGCCCTTAGTGGCGCCGGTCGCCACTTCGGCCGTCGCAACGGTCGGCGCCGGCGCGACGACGTATAACTATGTCGTCACCGCGAGCGGGGGCGGCGACGCGCGCACGCAGGAGTCGCCAGCGTCGAACATGGTGTCGTGCACGAACAACCTGCTCACGTCGGGCAACATCAACCGGGTCACCTGGGCGGCGTCCGCAGGTGCGGCGACATACAATGTCTACAAGGATATCAACGGGCTGTTCGGCTACATCGGCCAGACCGCCGGCCTGACATTCCACGACCAGAACATCCGCCCCGACCTTTCG